GGTATGATCAGACTCTGGCTTTGGAGTGTATTTCTTTAGTAAATTCAGTTGATCAGTGGACTTTTTATCACATTCTTTACAAGAGTTATATGGCTGCATACCATTGCTTGCTCTGTCTCTTAGCGTAAAGTCAAAGATTGGCTTCGTAGTCTTACATTTCTTACAATAATGTGTGACTACTTCTTCCTCTCCGAACACTGTTGATATCATCATACCATCACATCCACGTGTTGTCCCTTACCTGACTCTTGTACTCTACGCGATTCATCCCTCTTACGAACATCTTGAAGATTGTCATCAATCCTTTTCTCAGCCATCAGCCGATTATAGTGCTGCATCCTCTCAATGTGCTCTACTGTGGCAGGGTTAAGTTCACCGACTCTCACCAGCAACTCTCATCGGTTATCACTGCAGTAAACTCACCTGTCCAGCCATTCATTTCAGCATTTATGGTAGCATGAACTGTTGATCCAATGCCAGAACTGCTATCTACATGAATGGTCACTATCTGTGCTCCATTGGTTGTATCAGCAATAAATTCACTGATTTTCTTTAGTTCTCTTGGCGTAAGGGTAATTGATTTAGTTGTAGATTCCATCGGTGTCACTCATGTCCTTTGTCCAACAGTAATTGTATCATCTTACGCTCATGCTGTAGTTCAGTGATATGCTCACGGATTGACTCATACTCTGGGGATATGGTACTGACGCTAATCATGGCATCTAGATACATGTGTGCTGCTGTATCAGTCAACTTGGTTATCTCTGCTTCTACTAGTAACTTACGATCTTTTAACATAACTACTCCTTCTTCCTTACTGTTGCTGTTGGTTTGCCGTCTGTTGATACGACTTCCCAAACCAATGTGTCTCCTAGTTGCCAGCCTGTGAGTTCTAGGATCTCATCATTCAAAGGCAATATGAGATCACCTGTGGCTGGATCTTCTTCGAGAGTAATGATCCAGTTGTTTACTGAAATTCGTTTTGTTGTCATAGGGCAAATAGCATTGAGATGAGTAGTAAAAAAACAGCGATTAACACTGCGGTGAATAGTGGACTGGGGGTATATTCTATTCTATTGGGGCAATACCTTCCCTGTTCACAGAGATCATCACATGGTGGACATTGTCTCATGGCATCACCGAGGCAATTTGTATACCTGAACCGAACAGTCTACTATACTCATTACGTAGTTGGTCAGCTGGCTTATAGTCAGCCATCACTGCATGTGGGTAGATATGAATCGTATCTTCCTCGGTGAATGGACTGAATGGTGCCATACCAACTTTGACCTGACCATTCTCATTCCTAGCAATTAGATTAGCTGGGTTCTTGACAACCAGATATCCATTGTCATGTGCCTTTACCTCACCCATGACTTCTTCACCACTGATCAATTTAAGAATCATAACATCGTTCATTTATACACCTCTTGCAGTATGTTTTTCAATTTTCTTTTGTACATCGGCATTCTTCATTACCTTGTTGGTTGCTTTCTTGACCATGTTTCTAGCCACTCTATCACCCAGCTTTGGAATGAGTTCCTTACGGACTTGCTTCTGTGCCTTCTTTAGTTCACGTTGTTGCTTATAGCGTGTCAGTGAATCAATGTATTGTGGTTGCTCTTCTGTCATAGTTTTAGCTCCGTAAGTGCGTTGTTCTTGCCTAGTGTTCCACGCACGAATGTGTTGAATGCTAGGCTGATTCTTGTTTTGTTATGTGTCTTTGATTTCATCTCAACCATGTGTTGTAGCCAACTTGGGAATAATACAAGCTGCCCAGTCCGAGTGGTAAAGTCCCATGTCTCTGTGTTAAAATGATTTGATGCCTTGTGCTCAAACTTAATAGCACGGTAGATATCATTGATGAATACAATCTTATCCTTTGTCTCATCTGCATCAACATAGAATACACCACTGAGGTAGCTATTGCTATGTGTATGTTTATGATGCCATTCTCCTGGACGTGTCCAGTTCATCCAGCTCTGAGTAATGTAAATCTCAACATCCGACTGTACTGGGTCAATGATATTGTCGCAATAAGATTTCAGTACATTGTCGATTTCTACCTTGATGCCAGCCAGTTCTGGTTCATTGAGTATATAGTTATTGTTACTCATTGTGTTACCAATGTTGCGTGACTGCTTGCTGTTCTGCTTAGCAAAGAACTGCCTCTCCTCTGGTGTGTAGTCACGTTCTAATTGTGATACACAGATAGGTATAGGGAATATAGGCTGAATCACTGGTTCTCTCATGACAATCCTTTGTAGTATCGATATAATTTTATATAGTGAGCGAATCGTATTGGCTCATGTTCTGGACTGGGTAGTGATCCAAAGAATTCTTCCATGTCCGTGACAAATTGTAATATCTGTTCCTCAGTCATAACAGTATAATTGCTAGAAGTATATATGTTAGAGCATGAGCCAGCTGGTCTTGACCAAACTGATTCCAGTATAATTTAGTTGTATTGTCTTTCTCACCAAACTTTACCTTAATCCAATCAATGTGATAGTGAAGGGTAAAGTCAATGACAGCCAGCATTATTGCTATTGGTAAGTTCATTGTGAACAATGCTGTGATGAGTAATGTTAGAAAGGCATGCTGACCTGAATGTTTGAGTCCTTCTATGTTACCATAGATACCTTTGTTCGCAATCATCTTGGATGTTTGTAAGCAGAAGTCAATATACCAGTGTTTGATGAACAGAGCAGTAAGGTAGATCATATTGTTTCCTAGGCAATTACGGAGAAGTCATTCTTCTTTTCAAACTTAATAGTAGAGCGGAATTTATCGAACAGTTGGTCACCTTTGTGACTGATAACAAATACATTGGTCTTATCATCAAAACCACTCATCAGTGTGAGGAAATAGTCTGTACCAGCCACATCCAAACTACTGTCAAATATCTCATCAAGAATCAACAGGTTGGTATTCACAGAGTTCTTCATCTTAGCGATCTGTCGCCATGTGAATAGAATAGCCAAGTCAATACGCATCTTCTCACCCTCAGAGAATGACTCATAGGTAAACTCATCACGGTAGCGTGCCTTGATCTTCTCAGTGAATGTCTCATCCAACTCAAAATGAACATAGAAATCCATTGCTGTCAGATATTTGTTAATCAATTTATTCATCACAGGCAGATACTCACGGATAATGGTTGTCTTAATACCAGTGTCCTTCAATAAACTTGATGCTAGTTCTTGGTATTGTCTATGCTCTTCGAGCGCAGTCTTACTGTTAAGTAACCCAATCGCTTCTTCAGCCATTGTCTTGAGTTTCGATTTCTCATCATCCACATTACCAGTATCATTCTTTGTACTTTCCATTTCGCTAAGCAATTCTTTGTTCATCTTATTCAACATCGTCACAGTTTGATTGGCAGTTGAAACTTCAATATTTTTATCAGATATCTGTTCTTGTATTGTATTGATCGTTTCAAGTCTTTCATTCAACTTTGCTAGTGCCGTTGTAAGTTCCTCAATATTTGATTGATTTTGAGTCAATTCTTCCTGAATTTGCTTAATAATTGACGATTTATGCTCATGTGGGATGCCTTGTTCACACTGAGGGCATATATCGTTACTGTTAAAGAAATCGACAGTTACAGTGAGATCTGAGTTCTTATCCGATTTCTTGGTGGATAATGCTTTCGCTTTTTCAATATCCTCGATGACATTTTTCCTGTCCTCGATACTCGACTTAAGACTACCAATGCTTCCAACAATAACACTGATATTTTCATTCGTGGCTTGGATAGATATTTCATTATCGCTAATCTTTTTTTGTATTGCTGATACAGCATCTTTTCTGGACTCGAGCAATATCTTAATGGTCTTTTGCTGATTCGCGACCCTCTCACGTGCCATTGAAAGCGCAGTTTCTGTACGTAGGATTTCATCTCTAGTCTCCTGCATTCTAGTCTTTAATACTGTGTTCATTGTGCTGAACACACGGATGTCAAGGATATCCTCAATGACATCACGTCTTTGATTTGATGGTAGTTGCATGAATGGAACAAACGATGCGCTACCAAGAATAACTACCTGAGTAAATGTCTTGTAGTTTAATTTCAATATCTGTTGCTCAAGAACCTTTTGATAATCACGTGATGCTGCGTCTTGATTGAGCAGTTCACCATCACACCATATCTCAAATAAGTTGGGTTTGATAGCACGGATAATCTTATACTCTTTACCAGCAACAGCAAATTCAACTGTTGTTACACAGTTCTTACCATTGATACTATTGATCAATTGTGGTTTGTTGATGTTACGGAATGGTTTACCAAACAAAGCAAAACACAACGCATCTAGGATTGTGCTTTTACCTTCACCATTTTTACCAACAATCAGAGTTGTTGTTGATCGATCCAACAATACTTTGTTAGCGGTGTTGCCTGTTGATAGGAAGTTCTTCCACTCTACACTTTTGAATATAATCAAACGACCTCCATATTCACAGCTTCAGCGTATAGTTCTTTCATATACTGTTTAATCTTTTCTTTATCAGTGTCAGTCTGGATTGAATCAATGTAATGCTCAAGCACAGACATAGTGTCCTCAAGATCAATGTCACCATCAATTGTACCTTCTTCGTATTCGGAGAAGTTCTCAATGATTTTAATCTCAGCGCAACCTTTATTATACAACTTATTGGTAAATTGGTCAAATTTATAGTAATCTGTTTTGTTGACTACAATCAATTTAACAAACTTATCCTTCAGATCTAGTTCGCTGAGGTCAATCGGTTCGACTTCTTTGTCATTGTATTCGATTCGGGTGAACATAGTATAACTATTCTCAACGAACTCGAGGTCTCTTGTGCTAAGATCGAACAAATGAAATCCTCTGGGATCATTGAAGTCTTGCCAAGTAAGTTCGTAGGGGTTTCCCAAGTAATAAATTTGACCATCGTTACTACGGTGATGGTAGTGCCCACTAAAAACGCAATCAAAACGACGGAAAATATCTTTAGATAATCCCTCATGACTTTCCATACCTCTATGCATTGCGAAGCCAGCGATCTCAAAATGACCCATACATATTGATGCTGATGTGTTTGTTAGTTCAGCCATGCTTGCTGAGAAATTATCAGCACAAATCCAAGGTATCATACAAACATCAGCTGTTGTGTCTTCGTAGTTTAAATGAATTGTTTGTGGTGTGTCAATTACCGTGATGTTATCATATTCACGCAACAATAAGTCAGGCGAGTTTACATCATTAGTATTCTTATAGTAGGTGTCATGGTTACCAGCAAGCATATACACATTAATGTTACGCTCAGCCAGTTTATCGAAGAACATTTCTTTTGCTCGCTGAAGAGCATAGAAGTTTACGTACTTGCGTCTATCGAATGTGTCACCAAGAATGAGCACAGTATTAATGTTTTGTTCATCAAGAGTTGGAAAGAAGATGTTGTCATAAAACTTTTGAAAGAAATCTATGAACGTAACGCTGTCATTCCTAGCACCAAAATGTTGGTCAGTAATTATCGCTACTCTCATTAACTCATATCCAAATCTGCTGATGGATATCCCTCTGGTTTATCATACTGTTTAATTTCCATCACTCTATCACCAAGTTTAGAACCAAAGTCACTTGCTTCATGAAATGTTTTAAACCATTTAAACAAAACAGCATTGTCTGACGAACTGCCTTGGTATGGATGGTAAACAACTTTATACATTGTCGTCGTGGCTGCCATCTTCAGTCTCCTCTAAAAAACTTTCTAAATTATTCTTTGTTTTCTTTTTTACTGCCTTTTTCTTAGGTATATTATAATCAGCATCATTGTTATTACGTAAGTAATCCATCATAGAGTTGCTGTATGCACCACCTTCATCTTGTTCTTGTAGTTCAAACAATTCAAATGGCATCTCCATTATCAATCTGTTCTTGATAATGGATTGTTTCTTTTCTTTGGTGATTTTTCGAATGAACGCATAGTATATAATTTGTGTGAAGTAAGCGAAGGGGTTGCTTGACTTGTTGGGATCAAAGTTATCAAAATACTGTAAACAATTCTCAACACCATCAAGAATCATATCCTCACGATATGTGTAGTTGATGAAGTTGGATTTATATGACAAGTGAGTGGCAATCTTAAACAAACACTCACCGATGTACTCAGGAATTCTTGGTTTAGGACTATCGCTCGCTTGAGCATCTAATATGTTTTGTTTATGTACTTTAATTGCTGCTAGGAAGTCAGCATTACTTACATAATGGGGTTTTGCTTTTGGCGGAACAATTGCGCCATACTCTGGGATTGGGGTCTTCATATATTTACTCCACTTACTATAATCATTCATTATACTACATTATCATTAAAATGTCAAATAAATTTAATGTAGAATCTTGTTGCCTTTGTCCACATTCACCTGTTGCTCAGGATCTGTCTCTTCTTCAATCTGACTCATCTTTTCTAAAAGATTGTCAACTTTGTTTCCAATAACTTCTTGTAAATTTAAACCACCCTCTGGCATTACTAATTCTTCTAAATCGTATATGCGAAGTAAGTCTGGTTCTTCTTGTTTGTTTAACATCTCAACATAGTATGGAACAGCCTGATCACTCATACTCTTGATATACAACATGTCTTGTTTTAAAAATATAAATTCTTTGTCATCACTGAATGGGCACAATGATGATGTTGAGTGAACTTCTCTAAGCACGTTCTTAGAAACGTGGAATGTTTGTTTTGTTATTTCGAGTGGGAATAGTACTGTGATGTTGGTATCAGTTTCTTCTTTCACAATACAAAGGAAATTTTCCCCAGTCCTCAATCTGATTATTCTAAAATCTATCATAGATCTACTTCTACGATTTTAACTTTAAATTGTTCTTCAGCATACAATTTTACTCTCTCCATAAAATGATTGAGTGTATGATTTTTCCAACTCTTATATGACAAATCATCAGAGATATCATACAGTGTACAGCTGTCCTTACCATCTTTCAATCGTAGACCACGACCAATAGATTGTAGATTTCTAATTCGGGATTTGCTTGGCGAAGCAAAAATGACGTTCTCAATAGATGGGATGTTAATCCCTGTTGAGAATGTGCCATAGGATGCGAGGATGATCATGTCATCTCTTTTATCTGCTCGTCGTCTAACATCTTCACGCTCATTGACATTCACATCTCCGTGAACAATTGCTACTTCGCGATCAGTATCATTAAACATTTCGTGTAATACTTTTCCATGTTTTTCAACATACTGAAATAGTATTAGAGTGTTGCCTGTCAAAGATTGGGCAAGATTCTTAATGAAGCGATTACGCTTATTATTAGAGACTAGAAAATCCATCTCTTCTTGGTATAAATTATTCTTACGCACCTTCTTGGTTTGCTCGTCATACTTCAGCAATATACACTTGATATTTAGGTTTGCTACTCTTTGTGTGTCCATCAACTGTTTAGTTGTGGTAACTTTATATACTGGACCAAACAATCCTTCAAGAACAAGACGATGTACTTGTGTATTATCTAGTGTACCAGTTGTGCCAAATCTATATGGAATGTTTGTCATCTTTTCCATAACAGTAGCAAGGGACTTGGCTTTAAATTGGTGCGCCTCATCACCGAACACAACTTGAAACTTATCAAACCATGCACGTGGTTGTTTATAAATTGATTGCCATGTGGTAATTAACACATCAGCAGTAATATCTTTAGTGAAACCAGAGTAGAGTTTCTGACATGCCTTGTCGACTGGCCAACCATTCTTGTATGAGTAGTCTTGGAAGTCAGTGTACATTTGCTCAACAAGTGATGTTGTTGGTACAATTAAAATACACTTATTACCTTCACTAACATAGTGACGCATGAGTGTATAGATGATTAGTGATTTACCAGAAGCAGTTGGTGATAGTAGTAGTT